CGGCGGTGTGGTCTTGGACGTCTTGGACATTGCAGGAGGCACAACTGGGGCTTGGACGGGGGCGATTGTTTATGACGGCAACACAACGACGATTGGTGTCGGCTCTTGCGGGGGATATGCCCCGTTTGAGAACGAGGGCCGAATGTTTTACATCAATGCTTACGTCGCCAGCGCAAACAATCAGTTCTTCCGCTTCGACGTCCAGAACCGAGTGTTGAGTCCATACACCAACACCGACTTCATCCAGTCTGGCGCGGCAGCCCTTGGTAAGCGGATTGCAGCTTACGCAGCTCTCGACGGCACCGACACCTACGACGTTGTGCTGCTTCAGTCGCACCTTTCCACCATCGCCCAAGAACTTGTGGTCCTAGTATGAGCATTGACGAACTAATCCGCTTGATTGAGTCGCATCTCGCTGCACTCAACTCCGCCCGAGCATCGGCAGCGGCTGTTGGAGACGTGGCGCAAGTCACCCGTCTCGACGCTGATGTGATGAAAACACAAACGACACTCGATCAACTTCGCACTCTGAAATAGCGATGCTTCTAACGCTTCTTTCAAACCAAGGATCCACGCCATCCAACAAGTTTTGGCTGAAAGTTTCCGGCGTTTGGAAAGAGGCTGTTACTTGGATCAAAATTGCCGGTGTCTGGAAACAGGCCAACCCGAAGATCAGGGTGGCCGGTGTTTGGAAATAATTTATGAGCTGCTGCCCTACCATCGTAAATGTTCCTGGCCCACGCGGAGCCGCCGGAACCAACGGAACGAACGGCGTGGACGGAATTGATTCGTTCACTTACACGACTGCCCAATTTGTCGTCCCAGCTCTCGGCGCATGGGTTTTAGTGTTTGTCGATAATTCCGACTTTCTGCCGGAGTCTGTTGCTGGCCAGTTCTTCGTTTCGATTCAGGGCGTCGGATACATGCAGGTTGTATCGGTGGATGGCCTGCAACTCACCCTCCAGAACCCTGCGGCCGGCATTCTTGGAATCCCGAACGCGGTTCCAACAACCGTCATTCCCGCCGGCTCTCTTATCACTCTTGCCGGAGCAATCGGACCTACGGGTGCCGCTGGAGCCGCCGGAGGCGCGCCGGTTGATGCGTCATACATCTGCCGAACCGGAGACGGAACGCTGAACAACGAAACAGCTCTGGACCTGCTTGCTGCCGGATACATGAAGACCGCCGGTTCAGGCGGTGCCGGTGTTGTTTCCACAACCCCCACGATTCCCGTGGCCGACATCAGCGGAACGATTCCTGTTGCCAATGGCGGAACAAACCTCACGACCGCTCCGGCAAACAAGATTCCGGTTGGAGATGGAACCAATTATCTTCAGAAGGAGATTGTCGGCTCGCTGCCAATTGTCGTCACCAACTCTGTCGGCAACATCACGATTTCAGCGCCTAGCGTTGCGTCGTTCAATTACGTCACGTTTACGCGGAGGATTGCGTCGAACAATCCATCCATCAGCTCCAGCTTTGTAAATCCGTTCAACTCCACAACGTATCCTCTTACAACGTATTCGGGGTTTGATACCGCCTCTGGATTTACCGCCTCAAGCGGCAGGTTTGTAGCCCCTTATTCAGGATACTACTCGATACGCGCGCTGATTCCTTCCGGGTTTGGCGGTGGCGTTTATGACCTGAATGTTCAGGTCAGAAAAAACGGCGTTTCAATTTACACGGTTGGCTATCGCGTTTCGGCCGTTGATGAGCCGCCCACATTTGTTGAGTATTTGGATCAGGCGTCGTCTGGAGATTATTACGAACTTTATCTTCAGTCTTTGACTGCCAACTCTTCGTTTTCAGGATCATTGTCTGTCCAACGCCTCCAAGCCTGACCAATGAGCGAACGCGCACCGAGAAGGTACACGGATGGTTCCGTCGCATTTGATGGCGGCATCGATTACGGCGTCATGCCGTCTGAGATTGACAAGAACCAGGTGGCTTTTGCGGTAAACGCCAGCTTTCGCGAGGGGTTTATTTCACCCAGACCAGGATTTGTTCAGAAGGATTACAGCCTTTGCGTCAGCATTACCGCCGACAATTCGGAAATCACCGCCGACCAAACCAATGTAACGGCGGATGGATGGTCGGAGGATTGTTATGGCCCGCAATCATTGACGGGTGTTTTCCAATGCGCACTTCCGTACATTGCTGACGACGGCAGGACGTTCATCCTGATGCTTATCAGTGGTAAAGTGTGGCTTTACAACTGCGCTCAGAACACCGCGCAAAACCTAAGCGTCACGCCGGATCTGGAGAACGCTTCGAATCTGCTCGATGGATGGATGGTGCAGGCGGAGAACTTCGTCGTCATACAAGACGGATTCAGCAAGCCGCTGATCTTCAACGGCACAAATCTTCGGCGCGCGAATGATGACGAAATCAAATGCGGAAAGGTCATGGCCTACGTCAACGGCCGGATCTGGTACGCGCTTCCGAACGGGTTTTCATTCCGAGCCACAGACATCGTTTACGGAGACGGGACGCGAGCCAGCGTTCTCAAGGAAACCGAGAACACCTTCCTCAACGAGGGCGGCGACTTCGCTGTTCCATCGGACTCCGGAGGCATCACCGCGATGGCTGTCCCCGGAAATCCTGACACATCGCTTGGACAAGGACCGCTTCTCGTCTTCACTCCGAGATACGTCTTCAGCGTTCAAGCGCCCGTTGACCGGGAAGTCTGGAAGAACCTGAACTATCCGATTCAGGCAATCAGCCTGCTTACAAGCGGTGCGCTTGGTTCCAGGTCGGCCATCACCGTCAACGGCGATGTCTTCTATCGCGCCATCGATGGCATCCGATCCTTCATCATCGCTCGCCGCTCGTTCAGCGATTGGGGCAACACCCCGATCAGCGGAGAGATGACGCCTGTCGTTGAGAACGATCAAACCAATCTGCTGTGGGCCAGCTCTGCGGTGGTATTCGACAATCGAGTGCTGATGACATCTCAGCCGCGATTCAATTCCGAAGGCGTCGTTCACAAGTCCATTTCGGTTCTGGATCTGGAGCTTATCAATTCGATGCGGAAGAAGGCTCCTCCGGCTTGGGCCGGCATCTGGACTGGATTGAACGTCTTGCAGCTCGTCAAGACGGAGAATGCATACGGTGACGCCTGCTTCGCCATTGCTCGCGGAGCTGATGGCTCGATTCAGATTTGGGAAATCACCAAGTCGGAAAAGTACGACTACAACCTGAACGACGGCAAAAAGAACATCCAGTGGCTCTTCCAGACAAAGGCTTACAATTTTGAAGTCCCATTTGGATTGAAGCGACTTGATTCAGGGGACTTGTTCATCGATCAGCTTGAAGGAGGCGTTTCATTCAATGTGGAGTATCGGCCCGACCAATATCCAGGCTGGCTTGAGTGGATTGATTTTGCCGAGTGCGCCACGGTGACGAACTGCTTCAACCTTTGCCCGATCAGCAATTTCAAGTCGCAGTACCGGCCCAAGATGCGGTTCCCAACGCCATCGGATTTGGCGTGCAACGATACGATCAGCACTCCCTCCAGAAACCTTTACGAGGTGCAGGTGATGCTGACGATTACGGGCTACTGCCGCGTCAAGAGTCTTCGCGTTCATGCGTACGATGTTCAGGAACCCGTGGTTGGAGATTGCAGGACGGTCTATCCCGCCTGCACGCCGATCAGCGATTGTGATGTAAACCCGTTCTTCTACTCATCCGAATAACATGCCAAACCTGACCCTCATCAACCTTACTCCGCCGAACCTGCCGATTGGCTATTGCCCAGCCAATTATCAGCAGTTGGCCAACGACATTGTCAGCGGAACACAAGCGACGTTCAACAGCACCATTGGCAACTCGTTCTTCAATTTCGGCCCAACCACCCCCGCGCTGAACAACCAGGTTTATCCGTGGCTCGACGAAGACGGCAACTGGTGGGTTTTCAACGGTGGCTACTGGAGCCGAAAGAATCCTGTTCCTGCCGGCGGACTGGAGCGTAGGATCTTCGTCGGAACCACGACGGATCTTCAGACCTACGATGGCGGAAACACGAACGCGCCGAGTGCTTGGTCTGGTCCGATGTGGGAGGTTGACACTGCTTTCGAGGCAAGGTTCCCGGTGGGCGTCGGCACGTTTGCCGCAAGCGGTGTTGTCAGCGTCAACGGCACGACCACATCAACGGCTGTTTCCGGCGAGGACAAGCATGCCCTTATCGTAAGCGAGCTTGCCGCCCACACGCACACCGTGACTGCCAAGATTGACGCTGACATCAACTCGGGCGGCAGAACGATTTACGGATCCGGGTCTGAATTCCCAAGCAGCTCGAACACATCGTCAACTGGAGCAGGAGATGGCCACAACAATCTCCCGCCGTTTTACGGTGTTTACTTTATCAAGCGAACGGCGCGAATCTACTACACGAAATGAAGCTGATCGTTCAGGACATCCGTTCGACAATCGCCCGAGCAATTGGCGTGTGCGTCGATGATGCGCGCGTTTACGATTACATCAATCAGGCGTGTCGTAGGCTTCTCCACAAGGGCCTCTGGGCTGGATCTTACGGCAAGTTTTCCGTCTGCACCGTCGATGGATGCATCACCTGGCCTCGCGGAATCGAAACCATCGAAGCCGTGGCCGACTGCTGCGGAACTGGCTCGGTCAGAAACATGTGGTACGAGTTTCAGGAAACCGGACCCGGGCTTCTTGGACAATGCAACCCATGCCTTGGAAACCAGTTGGTTGATCGTGGCACTGTTGTTTCATACCGCGATATGTCTGGCGGCAACAACAGCTACATTCGAGCTTATCCTGGAGATGCTTCTGATGTCGGAAAAACGATGATCCTTCAGGGGTACGATCAGAACGGTCAATGGATCCGCACCCAAGATGGAGCGCAATGGATCGACGGCGAGAAGGTGACGCTCGCGCTTCCGTACATTCAGACGACCAAGAAGTTTACGGCGCTGACGGGCGTCATTCGCGAGGCGACGAACACGGCAACCAGATTGTACGAGTTCAATCAGACGGTGTTCGCTGAAATCGATTTGGCGGTTTATGATCCGGACGAAACCCTGCCGCAGTATCGCCGCAGCTTTTGGACGGGGCGAAAGGGTGACTGTTGCTCGCAGACCGTGACTGTCATCGGAAAGATGCGGCACATCAACGCGACGAGCGTGAATGACTACCTCATTCCTCCGTGCGCCGATGCCATCAAGCTGATGGTCATGGCGATTCGAAAGGAAGAGAACGATCTTCTCAACGAGGCCGTTGGCTACGAAGCTAAGGCCGTGCAAGCCGTTCAGGAGCAGACGATGCAATACATGGGCGATGCGGTGCATACGATCCGCATGGTGGGCGTCGGATTGAACGGCGGTGGATTTGCTCAGTGGTTCTGACGGAAAAGGATGATTTATGCCAATAGGACTTGGGGCTGCAATCTTGGGAGGCGCTGGAATCTCAGCGGCTGGAAGTCTGCTCGGCGGATTGTTTGGCGGAAAGAAGCCAAAGGTTCCTGAGCTGAAGCCAATTGATTTTGCGCGAGAGCAACAGCAGGCGATTCAGCAGAACATCGCCGCGCTTGAGCCTGCCACCGAGTTGGCCAGAAAGACGACCGAAGCCGAACAGACGCAGCTTGAGGCCCAACTTCGTCGAGCCATTCCCGGTTACGACCAGATGCTTCAGCAGGCCAGCAAGAACATCGGCGCTGCCCTGAGGGGTGAGATTACGCCGGAGGTTTCGTCTCAGGTTCAGCGTTCTGCTGCCGGCCGCGCGCTTGCGGGAGGATTCGGTGGCGGGTCTGGATTCGGCCGTGCGCTGACTGCTCGTGACTTGGGTTTGACCGGATTACAGCTTCAGAATCAGGGTCTTGCTCAGGCTCAGAACTTCATCCAGCAGCAGCGAGCATTCGGAATGGTTCAGCCGTTCTCGGTGAGCAGCATGTTCATCACTCCAGCTCAGAGGATTGGCGCGATTCAGGAACAGCAGGCCAGAATGTACGGACGCGATTTGACTGCCGCTCAGGTTGCTGCCGCTCCTTCTCCGATGCAGCAGGCGGCGCAGACTGCGTTCACCAATTTTGGCGGAACTGTTGGCGGTGCTTTGACGCAGTACGGCCTAACCAGCGCGCTGATGGCTCAAAGCCCCATGAACCTCTACGCAACAACGCCTGGTGGTTCTCCAAGCGTCAACAGCACAAGGGTTGATTACGGCACCGGGGAAACCGCGTGGCCCGGACTAGGATAAACATTTATGGCAGACCAATCTCTTCAAGCATTTCAGCTCGGTGCGTCGCTCTTTGACCGCGCGCAGACGCAGGCTCGCATGATGGAGCAGATGCAGATGCAAGCCGCCGAACAGGTCATGCGGCAACGGCAGTTTGATCTTCAGAACAAGATCCAGTCGAACGCTTATGCTCAGGCGTTGGCGGAGCAGGAGGCGCA